AATGTTAAACGAAAACAAATTGAAACACTATGTGCAGAATATTGAACGTAACGTCTAACGATTGGGCGAACCATGCCTATCACAACTATTGTTCGTTAAAATCGGCTGGTGTCGATGTTGACGGGTGCAAGATATATCCTCACTCATTCGGTTACACTAACCAGTTACCGATTGTGACCAAGAAGGAAATGCAAGCGAAGATATTTAACGGGAGTTACGATGTGATTCAGATATTCAATTCAGACCCTTTAGTTCCAATTCTGATGAAAGTCTACAAAGGAAAGGTTGTTGTGCATCATACAGGTAGCCGTTACCGTGAGAATCCTGATGAGTTAAACAAGATATTCAACCCTATTGTATGGAAAACGATTCATTGTCATTCCGAGTTCTTTGGTTTAGGTGCTATCAATGAGAACCTAGTAACCGTAACTATTGATGTTGACAAGTTCACGCCTGAATATGAAACACGAACGCCAGTTGTTTTCGCTCACTATCCAAGTAACCCCGAAGTAAAAGGCACGAAAACAATAACACGCATAGCAGAGCGTACAGGCGTTAAATTCAAGTATTCAGCACAAAGGGTAACGCACGAAGAGAACATTCAAAGGATGCGACACTGTGACGTTTACATTGAACTTCACAACCCTACTATCAACGGCAAGAAGTACGGACATTTCGGAAACACAGCATTAGAAGCGGCTGCGATGGGTAAGGTGGTTATCACTCAAAATCTAACGCCTGATGTTTACAGAAGCGAATACGGTAGTACGCCAATGTTCTTAGCAAAGGATGAAACGCACCTAGCTGAAATCATGCTGCATCTGAACGGTTTGAACGTTGACGAAATAACCAAACTGAAAAAGGCGCATCGTAAATGGGTGCAAGAAAATCACTCGTTCAAAGCGCAAGGCGAAAGGTTGAAAAAGATTCTTTGCAGTTAGAATCGAATAGTTATATTTGCGATTCATCATCTCGTTTCCCCTTCGCTTAGGAAAATAAATTCCGAAGATAGCGGAGGGGTTTTTGTATATTTGAAAACGCTACCAACAAGCCGTACCGAAACCCTGACGCTTAGACCTCAAGTTCCACTTGAATCTATAATAGCGTTGGGGTTTTTTATTGTACATTTGTCATAGCCCGTTTCGGGTTAGTGTCTTGCCGACATAATTAGCCGTTGCAGAAATGTAGCGGCTTTTTTATATATTTGCATTTGCAGTCCGTACCAGTGCGGCAAGGGTTTGGAAATTACCTTGTCTTAGTCGAAGATTAACAGTACAGCAACGGGAACTGCATTTTATGGAAATTCGGGGTTAAAAGAGTTGACCGAATGTGTTAGGCAAGACACGAACAAGCTCAACCAAAGTTCTTTTTTTAGTGTTGAAAGCCCTGCATCGAGCAATGACGTCCGACTGTCAACTCGGCAATAAAAGCATTTCGTTGTATCAACGGTAAATTGTGGGGTTAGGATTGTAGAACTTCAATAGAGGTTCAATGAGAACGGATACAATGATAAGGGGCGGTTCTCTAAGATGGCAATACGGTAAACGCTAGCCAACAAGTGTCTTTATCCAAGATGCTTGAATAGAGTCGGTATATCCATTAGTAAACAACAACAATCAAAAAAACTTTGCAAATGTTTTGCAGTTGTAACAAATAGTCGTATGTTTGATGCAACGGATATGCTATAAAACGTAGGGCGTATTGCTTTAATCGAATTGAAATGAAAGACCAATTTGCAAAACACAAAAGAATAGAAGGTAAATTTGGTGTATGGAATGATGCATCGAAAACGTTACCAAATAAAGATGGTAGTTATTTAGTGATTCTCGAAACAAAAAGCCCTGTTGAAAGGTGTCAAAGTTGGGCTGGTATAGGTAAACCTGAAATAACATCGTTTTATGAAGAATGGAATTTCAAATGGAATGGTCGAGGAACTTTGACAGTAGCATATTGGATGCCACTACCTATATTTGATAAGAAATGGCAAAAGAATTACGACAAGGCTGGCGAGTGGGTTTAGCATTACGCCCAACTACCGCTAAAGAAAACGCAAAATTTTACGTCAAAACGAGTAAGCAATCCTCGTAGATCAAAGATTGCACTTAATCACGCTTGCGAAGATAGAATGGTGCAGCAAGCGCAAAGCCTTACCAAATCGGTAGGGCTTTTTTGTGTCTAAATCTTACCGTGTAAATAGCTGTCAGGGTGTGCTTGAATGATGCCGCCTAACTTCTTGTTGAGTAGTCCGTAATCCTTTACGGCCTGTTCACGCATTTCATCTTTGATATTCGGGTGGTCGTTAAAATCAACACCCCAAAGTTTAATGCTCGATGCGTTAAGCATGAACCAAGCAATACCACACGCAACAAAGGGCGAGTTGTTCGATGAAGGTATAAACTCCGACCATCTATCATTGTGAGCGTGTATGTTCTTTAAATTGATAGGCGTGTAGCCCTTTACGTCTTTCCATTCCTCTAAATGCGTGTAGAACGCCTTTACATCTAAATTACAGATGTCCGTATATCTGCGAAGTTTGAATACTTGCGGACGGTCAACGCACACCTGATAATCGCAGCCTTTGACATCGTTAACTCCAATTGTGGGGTTTCCGTCTGGTCGAAACTGTTTAGCAGTATCGCCTAATCCTATTACGTGAACTGTCATTGTGCAAATTTAGCTGCATCAAATATACTACAAAGCCCTTGCATTTTTGTAAACGATGGAAGGAAACATTTACATCTACGGAGACATCTACCATGACCAAAGCGACAACGCTAAGGAATACGGGGCTGTTTCTCTAAAATCAGTGATTGACCAAATCAACGCGGCAAAAGGTGCTGATACTTTGGTTGTTCACATTCATTCACGCGGTGGAGATGTTAACGAAGGTTGGGCTATCCATGACGCGCTAGTGGCAACTGGAAAAGAACTGATTACCATCAACGAAGGTATGGTTGGTTCAATTGCTACTGTTCCATACTTAGCTGCTAAAAAAGAAAATCGCAAGTCGTTACCGAACGCTAAGACGTTTATACATAACCCGTGGGGTGGTCTTATGGGTGACGCTAAAGAGATAGCGAAGTACGGTGATGACCTGAAGAAAGAAGAGGAAAAACTAGCGAAGTTCTACGCAGACCAAACGGGCGGTGATATTGAAAGCATCAAAGCCCAAATGGACAAGGAAACAGAGTTCACAGCAGATGAAGCTAAAGAACTTGGATTCGTTGGAACGATAAGCGAACCATTAAAGGCGGTAGCCAAATACACACCAAAATCAAAGCAATCAAATAAAATAGATATGTCAGAAGTAAAAGACGAATTAAAAGAGCAGAAGTCATTGCTTACAAGTATTCTCGACAAGCTCGGAATGAACAAAAAAGCATTGGCCTACACGCTTGACAATGGAGACATTGTAGAAACAGAAGGCGATTCAGAACTAGCAGAAGGTCAGCCTTTGATGCTTGACGGTGAGCCGTTGGGTGAAGGTACTTACACGCTAGAAGATGGTCGAAGTGTAACCGTTGACGCTGAAGGTGTTGTAACATCTATTTCAGATTCAGAAGAAGATGATAGCGAAATGGAAGCATTGAAAAGCGAAAATGAAGAGTTGAAAGCTAAGGTTGAAGAAATGGAAGCCAAAGCCGAAAAGAACGATTCGCTACTTGAAGAGGTGAAAGGTGAGGTTGCGAAACTTGCAAAGATGCAAAGCACCTACAAGCCAAAGGCACAAGCACCAACTTTCAAGAAGAAAGCATCAGAAGAAAACAAAGACGAAAAAGAATCTTACGCAGCTATCAAAGAGCGTAGAAAAGCAAAAAGAAACCAAGCAAAAAAATAAGTTATGGCAGATATTATCAACCCATCAGATTTAACATTTAACGGTGAGGAGGTTCGCGCTATCAGCGAGGCTATCATGGAGGAGGTTTACGCTAAACCAGCGTTGACCGAAGTATTGACCGCTTACACAGGCATTAAAGCAAAAAAACAAATTGCTTTCTTAGGTCGTTTGAACGGTCTTGTAGGTCAAGCTACTGACACTTCAAGCTGCGCACCAGTTGAGAACACAGCAGGAATTACCAATACTGAGAAGTTTTGGAATCCAGTTTACATTGATGACCGATTCAGCGAGTGCTGGACTGACCTTTTGGATACTTTCTTCATCTACGCTACAAACAACGGATATGACAAAGCTGATTTGACATCTACCGAGTTCGCTGATTTCTTCATCGAGCGTTACCAAGATGAGATTTTCGAAGCAATGCACCGTTTCATTTGGTTCGGTGACACGGACGCGGCTGCTATTACAGCAAGTCCAGCGGGTAACTTCAAAGCGGCAGGATTCGTTGCGAAACGATGGAACGCTATTGATGGACTTTGGAAACAACTTTATGCAATCGTTGCGGCTAATTCTGACCGAAGAACATCGGGAACAGGAACTATTAGCGTAAAGAACGCAGAAGCTACTTTTGCAGACCAAGAGTTTGATTCAACCGATACTACTAACCGAGTAGTTACCAAGACGCTTCAAGATGTGATTTTTGGAGCAGATTACAGACTACAAGACAAACAGGATAAAATCATTCTTGTTACTAAGTCAGTAGCTGACCAATACATCAGAGAGCTTGAGGCGGAAACTTCAAACGGTATTGACGTTGCTTTCGAGTACTTGCAGGACGGTATAATGGTTCTAAAAAGAATGGGTGTGACGATTATCGCGCTTAGCTTTTGGGATAGAATGATTCGAGGTTACATGGAGAACGCGGCTGGTACTGGTTATTTCCGACCTCACCGAGTTTTGATGACCACTAAGTCAAACCTTGCATTCGGTACTGAAGAGGAGCAGAATTTGTCAAATGTAGAAGTGTTCTACGATAAGCGATTGAAAACAAACTACTTTGATTTCGGTGCAAATCTTGACGCGAAAGTGTTGGAGGATTACATGATTCAAGTTTCATACTAAAAAAATAGAAAAACATGGCTACTTGCGATGATTTAACGGCGGGCATTCTGTACGATTGCGACAACCCACCAACGGGAGGCGCAAACGACAGACTGATTCTGTTCAATTACGATGACATAAGCGGAAATGTGACCGTTGACCCTAGTAACTCACTTGTATTCACTGACATTACGTTAGCATCGGGTGTAACGGGTTACGTTTTTGAGGGGTTAAATAACTCAAACGAACCACGTTCAGCACTCGTTAAAGGGCGGTACGTAAACGGTTACGACCATGAAGTGATTTTCAAGGTATTCAAGAACTCACCTGACGCGAAAGCGCAGTTGAAGAAATTGGACGGTGCGAAAGTTGTAGCATTGGTACAGAATAATCATAAAGGTGAGGACGGAAACGCGGCATTTGAAATTTACGGTTACGAAACAGGCTTGAGGTTGCAAGAAATGGAGCGAGTTATTGCAGACGCTGAAAATCAAGGAGCGTACACGGTAACAATTCGCAACGATGAAGTTTCTCGACCAAGTTCACTACCTCAGACGTTGTGGGACACTGATTTCGCAACTACAAAAGCGATAGTTGACAGTTTAATAGTGTAATTGTTTTGTTGTTTAGTTGATGGAAAAGGCGGTGTGGTATCATATCGCCTTTTTTATTAAATTCAAAGCATGAAAGTAAGCGAACTAAGAGACAAATTGAACGAGTTCAGGCCGTTCATTGTTGTAAGTGGCAAAGAGATAGACAAAGAACACGAAAAGGTTCAGGAATTTATCGAATTATACCACCAATTAACGGGTAAACGTGTTGGTGAGGGTACTTGCAAAAATTGTATCTTGGACGCTTACATGGATTTGAGCATAAAAACAGAGAAACAATTAAAACAGTTAGCAATGAAAAGTAAATACAAGTTAAAAGAAGGGCGTGTTATTGTGTTTCAGAACACTGATTACACGAATGCGAACATGACTGATGAGGTTGCGATGAAAATGATTGCATTTTCGTCTAAACACGCTGGTAACTTTGTTAATGGCGGTGAGTTGTTGGAAGCATACAACGGACTGACCGATGAAGTTGAGGTAATAGAGGACGCGCCAACGGTATTGCAGGAGGTGTTGGATGAGGGTTCTGTTTCTTTTGAAGAACTAGAAGATGAAGAAAACGAATTGGTTTCACTTCAAGCTGCGCGAGACAAATACAAAGAAGCAAAAGGTAAAAAGCCGCATTGGAAGTGGAGCGAAGAAAAGATTTTAGCCAAGCTAAATGAGGATTGAGGTCGGCAAAATACAAAAGCGCATAACTCGTAGAGATGACCGTAAATACGGTATAATCAACTACGATACGGATAACGCATACCCACAAAGAACGACTGATATTGTCAATGGTTCAGGTGTTGCGAAGTCATGTATTGACATCTTCTATAAATTCATCAATGGTGGTGGTTTTGTTTCGGGTGGTGATAGGTTGGTCAACTCTAAACTGACACTTGACAAGCTATTACGCAAACACGCCAAAGATTACGCTAATCATGGTGGTTTTGCATTGCACTTCAACTACACTTTAACAGGTGAAATTGCGAGTGTTGACCATGTGCCGTTTGCGCATTGCAGATTAGGATTGAACAAGGACACGAACGAGGTTGATTCAATTGCTGTTTACGATAATTGGGACAGGTCAAAGAGTAAGAAGATTACTCAGGATGACATTGATTACATTGACCTATACGACCCACGTCCCGAAGTTGTGATGGGGCAAATAGAAGCGGCTGGCGGAATTGAAAAGTACAAAGGTCAAATACTTTACTACGGTGAAGATGGCGAGCTTGTTTATCCTTTGGCGTTCTATGACAGCGAACTTGAGGACATCGAAACAGACAGTCAAATCAAGCTGTTCAAGTATCGTAACATTTCAGGTTCGTTCATGGCATCGCATATGTTCGTTCGTTATGGACAAGCAGAAGGTGGTGGTTACGCAGGGGCTGCAATCGAGCCGATGTTAAAAGGCAAGGAAAGCACTCCGACACCTTACGAAGAAGACGACCTTGTTGACCAAATAAAGGATTTTCAAGGTGCTGACAACTTTAACCGTGTGATGGTCATTGATGCTGAAACACCTGAGCAGAAACCCGAGTTGATACCGTTTACGCATCAGAATAACGATAAGCTGTTTGAGTATCACGAAACGTCAACTCAAGGGAATATCAGAAAAGTGTTTGCTATTCCTACGATATTCCTTGACGCTGTTGCTGGTTCACTTGGATTATCAAAAGAACTTGAAGAGGCCGTTACATTTTACAACAAAATGACGCAAGACGAACGTGCTATATTGGAAGGTGTTTACTCGGAAGTATTCGGTACTGATTACAAGATTAAAGAACTTGAATGGTTCGGACAACAAGATATTGACGAAGAAGCAGAAGCGGCTCAAAAGATAGCAGATGCACAAGCTGTTCTACGTGGTTCGGTTGGTGGTGTTACGGCATTGATTACGCTTCAACAATCAATCAGTGCAGGTACTACTTCGGTTGACGCTGGTGTTGCCATGATTAAAGAGATTTATGGTTTCAATGATGAAGTTGCTAGAGAGATGCTTGCAGGGGTTGATAAACAAGAAGAAACGCCATGAACAGACTGATAAGCATAACAGATTTCACGAATAACAAGTACGTTTCGCAGAACTTGGATGAACGCGACATCGACCCCGTTATTGATGAAGCGCAAGAATTTGACTTGAAACCCGTACTAGGTCGCGAGTTGTATTTGGACTTCTTGACCAACTTGACAGATACAAAGTATCAAGAATTGTTGAACGGCAAAACGTACACGCCAACGGGTTACAGCAACCCCGTACAATTTCAAGGCGTTAAAGAGATATTGAAGTACTACGTGTACGCGCGTATGGTTGTTTTGGACGGTGTTAAGAATACAAATTCAGGCTTTGTGCAAAAGACATTAGAGAACAGCGAACGATTAAGCGGAGCGCAAAGAACGCAAATGATAGCGCAAGCACGTAGCGGAGCGAAAGCGCATGAAGATGAAATGGTTTTCTTCTTGAATAACTTCTACACAGACTATCCTTTGTGGCAATGTACACTTAGAAAGAATAAAGGTTTTGGATTTAGAATGAGAGCAGTATGAGCGAATTAAGCGAATTAGACAGCATTGTACTAAGGACGGTTAGTAACCCTCCTTTAACAACAAAGAACTCCGAACTGACATTAACGGAGTGGGATGAGCAGTCCATAAAGGTTTACAATGTCATTCAATCAGTTGTAAGCGGTGAGAATGTAACGGCTTACGATGCTTCAACGGTTTACGATATGTTCTCTACGGACATAACTAAGCGGTTTGCAAGTTATAATAGTCGTATTTGGAAAGCTATTTATGTAGGTAGTCCGAGTACATTTTCAGGTCAAACGCCTGAAGAAGGTGTTTATTGGACGCAGGTCACGTTAGCGCAGTTAATGCCGAACATATTGAGGTTAGCAAACTTTGCGGAAAATATAACATCTACGTCAACACCTAAAGCTGTTTATTCAACCTCGATAGTGATACCTAGTGCGGACGTATTGACATCAAACACAACGCCAGTTACATTAAGCATTCCTCGAAATGCTGGTGAAACAATTCAGCCAATATCAGTTAATTTTGGGTTGAATGATTCAACAAGTCCGTATAGCACAAACACTATAGCAGCTATTCGATGTGTTGGGGCAGATGTTGAAATGTTCAGTTTAGATTTTTTAGGTAAAACAATTAACACGGGAGCGGATTTAGCTTCATTGGTTACTTCTGTTGGCGTTGGTCAAACTCAAATCATATCTAATGTTGATTTGGAATTTTTTACAAAAAATGGAAATCCATCGGGCGGTGATGGTGATGTTGTTGTTAATTTGGTTTATTTGATTCAATAAATATGGCAATAGTACGCAAATCAGACAATGTTATTCAAATCACTATCAACGGTGGTGATGGTAACCCCATTACAATAACAGGGCTTGACGATTTAGAAGTTGTCGCGTATCAATTGCCAAAGTCTATTGTTCAGCGTTGGAAGTTGTCGGATTCTAAAATAACAATCGTTGACGATGTTAACGGTATCGTTTCCGTAACCTTTGACCGCGCAAATACAAAGCTATTAAACTTCAAAATTGAGGATTGCAAATTAGAAGTTGTCGCATCGTTTACCGATACTGATTTTGCCGATAACATAAGGCGCGAAGTTGACACGGATATTGAGCTTACAACCATTGAGGATAGCCCAACAGCGTATGAGGCATGATAACAGCAACAGCAACATTACAAAGTACGATAAGTGTAACTGCTCAGATTGTTAGTAAACAGGTTGGAAGTTGCGCTGACGGCACGATTGAAATAAACGGAACAGAGGTAACTACGGTTGCAAGCGGTGGAACTGTTGATATACCCGTTAATCTTGACGGTGTTCCAAGTGGCTCGTGGGATGGGGATAGTTGGGAGGTAACTTCTAACCCATGTGCTGATGCAACGGTTCAATTAAACGGCTCAACGATTGGAACTATTCCAAGTGGCGATACTGATTCGTTTCCTGTAATCCAAGACGGTTCACCCGTTGGAAGTTGGAACGGTACGCAATGGGTTGTGCCTACTTGCTCTGATGCAGATGTAACCAATTCCGATGGTAGTTATACCAATACGGTTGCAAGTGGTGGAACGCTGAACTTACCCGATATTACTTTCACCGATTCTGACGGTTCAACATCAAGCGTTCCGAGTGTTCAAGACATTACGGCTAAGCCATGCGAAGGCGGTTACGCACCACCATCAGATTGGTTATCACTTCCTGAAATTACAGCAGGTGAAAACAAGCTGGCAGGAGTTGTTGCGGTTTTCGACATAGATAACAACTACCTAGCACTTGAAGCAACTACTGACAGTGGTACTTGGTCGATTGATTGGGGTGACGGAAATACTCAAACAGGAATAGCAAGCGGTGCAACAGTTGAGCATAAGTTGGACTATGCAGGTGCAACGGGTTCTTTAACAACAAGAGGATATAAAACAGCTTTGGTTGTTGTTACAGCAGACAGTGGCAACTTCACGGGTATTGACTTGGTGAAAGCGCACACAGAATCAACTAACGATTACACTCAACCTTGGTTAAATGTAAGATTAGCGGGCGCAAACATTTCATCCTTCAACATTGACACCGTACTTGCCAATCCTCAGTTCAGGATGTGGGAACAATTTGATTGGGTCGGCACAAACAGTACTACGACTGGGGGCAACTTCTTCAGAGACATTACCAACCTAAAAAGCATTGTCAACATAGATACGTCCAACTGGACTTCAGTGACTTCATTCATCAACTCCGTGCCACTTGTTGAAGCTCCTGAGTTTGATACTTCAAGTGTGACCAGCTTTAATAGTGCATTTTTCCGAGCGCAGTTGGATGTGTTAAGGATTTCAGACACAAGCTCCAATACTAATCCTAATGGTTTTGCGAGTACTTTCCGAGAATGCTTTAATACATTTATCATTGAAATAACTAATAACGGAATTGGTGCAGGTACAAGCCTTTCTGGGTGCTTTTTATTTTGCAGATCACTGAACGTAATTCCACTATTGGGCGATACAAGTGCAGTAACTAACTTTCAAAGCGCTTTTCAAGGTACTGGTGCGAAATTAGTACCTGCATACGATTTATCATCGGGTACAAATCTCACTAACATATACTTCGATTCACCGAATATCAGCAGAATACTCGCTTTTGGAGCAACGGTAACGCATAGTGTAGACGGGTGCAACCTCGGTGTTGCTGCGATGGAAGAGTACGCAGGAAATTTAGGCGATGGTACGGGTCAAACATTCACATCAACCAACAATCCAGCTTCGGGTAATTGGGACACGACAATAGTCACAGATAAAAACTGGACAGTAGTAGATTAACATGAGCGAAGGACACTACAAAAAACACACAGACGGCACTTGGGCTTATGCACCAGCAGATAAAGTGGTAATAAACAAGGATTATTTCTTATGCTGGGAAACGCATCAAGAGGCATCATATCCGATTGACGGATGGAGTTGGCATGACACCGCACCGAAAGAATATTTGGACTGGATGAAATCTTTAGAATTGATAGATGAGGGAGAAAGTTAGCAAACGGATATTAGGTTTTTCAAGCTATGTAATAGGGCTTGGAATGTCCGTTGCTTCGGGTTTGGATTGGTACGATATTGATAGTAGTTTGGTATTGTTTATATTAGGAAATGGAACAGCGTTATTAGGAATTGACGCATATCAAAAGAGTAAGGGTAATGAATAAAGGATTGGACATGGAAGTAGTGAAATTTGGGGTGGTTATTGCCATCAACTTAATAACCGTTACGGGCGCGTATTTCCAATTGAAAAGTGATGTAGAAAAAGCGTTAGAGATTGCTTTGAAAAACGAAACAAAAGTTACAGCCGTTCAAAGGCACAACCAAAAGCAAGACCTCGAAACGGTGCGATTTAGAACTGAAATGAAATCAAGAGTAACGAACATTGAAAACCTTACTAAAGAGATTCATACCGCTATTGTTGGTGATTAGTGTTGCAGTTTATCCGCAAGAAAAACCCAAGAAAAAGCCTAAATTAGACACGGTTGAGCTGAAACTTGACACGGCTATTTTCAATCACATAGAACATCAACAACGGGAAATACTAAAGGAAATAAAACACAATTCTGCGAAATAGCACCGCGCGAATGTGACAAGCATTGTATGCGAACGGGGCAATGTTCACTAAAAGGAAAAACACAGAAGAAATGATTGGTAAACTTTGCCGAAGATATTACAACGAACAGACCGAAGGTGAACTCGAACTGTTTAATGAGGACACGGGCGAGCTTGAGTTTAGATGTGTGACGCTTGAATTAGCGTGGAATGACAACCAAAGGAATGTAAGCTGCATACCCGAAGGATTTTATGACGTTGTTCCGCGTCAATCTCCAAAGTACGGAAATCATTTACACGTTACCGATGTTCCTAATCGTTCGCTGATTCTAATTCATTGGGGCAATTACGCGGGTTCTAAAAATCCACGTACAGGACGTTCAGATATTCGCGGCTGCATACTTGTTGGAAAAGACCACATTGATATTGATGGTGATGGTTTGAAGGACGTAACGAGTTCAAGAAACACAATGAAAGCATTGATGGAAGTTGCGCCTGATGGATTCGTTTTAGAAGTTACACAATGACATTTGAAAAAGTCGCAAAGGTTGTTGTGCCTTACTTAGTCTGTTTCATTGCTGGCGTGTTACTTGCTTGGAAAGGTTGCGGAGGTGGCAAGGTAAAAACCGAAACAGTAACCATTGAGAAACCAATACATACTACTGAATACATTGATAGATGGCGCACAGATACCGTTCGTTTCATTTCTAAGCAATTAATAATCAAAACTGATACAATATGCCGTGAAAAAGTAGTTAAAGTCTTAGATACGATACTTTATATTGATACGGTAAAAATAGTTGAAGCATGGTTGACGGAGCTTAATAAATACGACACTACCGCAACGTTTGACGGTGCTGACATTCGCTTACGTTGGCAAAACTATCAGAACCAAAGTGAACAGTTACGGATTGACTACACGCCAAAGAAAGTACCTTTAAATTGGGCTTTGGGGTTACACGCAAACGCTGGATTGATTAGCGATTTCCAAACACGATACCGTCCATTGTTCGGGTTAGGATTACAGGCTACTATCAAAAAAACGTATATTGGCGCGAATTACGGTTTCAACGGTGAACACTACGTGGGAATTACCGTTGGTCGAAACATTATACAGAGATGAAAGCAAACGAATTGAGGATTGGTAATTGGTATAATCTTAAAAATGATGAGTGTGTGCCTATGATATTAACTCAGGACGATTATATGAAAGGAGATTTCTTTTTTGAAAAATTGATTGAACCAATACCACTAACAGAGGAATTATGGGATAAGATTAGTGAGGATGAATTTATATTAGCAGATAAATCAGGGTTTGTAATTTTCAAAAATGACCATGCCTATCAATTTATATACCCTGACTACCCATACGTCCACCAAATCCAAAACCTATACTTGGCGCTAAGAGGCGAAGAACTTGAATTGAAGAAATGAACACAACTATCACAATAGAAAACGAACACGGAAAGCATTCTGTGTCTGTTCCTACCAAAGAAACATTTGATGACATTGTAGATATGTTTGTTTTGGCTTCATTAGCTGCTAAGTTTCAATTGGAAACAATCGAAAAGGGTATTATTGAGAAGGCTGAAGAAATAAAAGAAGGATGAAGGCGAGCGAATTTAAGTTAAGCGAAACGGTTTTGATTCATTTTAACAATTGGGTTTCAAAAACATATCCTCAGATAATGAATTTGTGGAATGATTTACCTGAATTTGTTCACATTCAAACATTTTTAGATTATTGTAGGTCGGAGCATTCAATACATGGAGAAGTTTGCAATGATGTTGGAAGATACGTTGGATATGTAGACTACAATAGTGGGTTTTTACATGAAACAAAGTTTGTATGCGAAGAAGTTATTGTCAGGCGTACAGCAATGATGAAGGTCATTAAGAAGTTAGACGAAATGGTTTACAATCGTTTAAAAAAAGAAGGATGAAATACTACACAGATACCGAAACCAAGCGACTGATTGACATTGAACTTGAAAAGAACGCTAAAGTACAGGCGGCATTGGGTACTGATTCAACGGATGAAGAAAGAAGTCGAGCAAACAAACTTTGGAACGAATACTATTTGCCGAGAATAAAGGAATTGGATTCCGAATTTGCACAGGTAGTTGAACCAACATAATAAACATGGCTTATAAACGTGGAAGCGGAAACACAAACCGTTTCAGATTAACGCCCGAAGAACAAGAAATACTTGAAGCATGGCGCGAACGTGGTCATTTGCCTGAATTATTCGAGCAATGCAAAGCTTCGGGTATTGACATCAAAGACGTTAAGCATTATTGGCACAAATCGGAAAAGTTCTCAATCTTCGCAAAGAACAAGGAACTAACAGTTGAAGATACGTTTAAGCCAATACTTGAAGAACTACGCGACTATTCGCCAAAGTTCAAGAAGATAAAACGAAAGCCAGTAACAGACCCGCATTGCCTTATCCTAGACCCGTCAGACGTTCACGTTGGAAAGTATGCGGCACAATCAGAAACGGGCGAACATTACGACATTCAAAAAGCGGTGAGCCAAGTTGACGAAGCGATTGATGGTATTCTGCAAAAGTCATTCGGGTTTAACATTGATAAGGTCATTTTCGTAATAGGCAACGACTGTTTACACATCGACACGCCTAAACGAACGACAACAAGTGGAACACCGCAAGACACCGCTGGAATGTGGCACGAAGCGTTTATCGCTGCTAAAGCCATGTATGTACGTGCAATTGAAAAGATATTGCCTTATTCGGACGTTGAAATAGTTTTCAATCCATCTAACCACGATTACATTAGCGGTTTTATGCTTGCTCAAACTATTGAAGCGTATTTTAGAAAGTCTAAGAACGTAACGTTTGACGTTAGTATATCGCATCGAAAGTACACGAGATACGGCAACAACATGATTGCAACTTCTCATGGTGATGGTGCTAAGTTAGAACAGACACCGATACTTATGGCAAGTGAGAATCCTCAAATGTTCGCTGATTGTCAGTTTCGGTATATCTATTTGCACCACATACACCACAAGCAGACACACAAGTTTATGAGTGGCAAAGATTTCATAGGCGTTACGGCTGAATATCTTCGCACTCCAAGCCCTTCGGATTCGTGGCACAATAGAAACGGTTATGTTGGTGCTAAAAAGGCGGTTGAAGGCTTTATTCATTCGTTTGATAACGGTCAGGTCGCTCGAATTACGCACCACGTTTAACAATTTCACCATCTATTTTCTACCTGATTGAGTTCGGGCGGAAACTTTCTGCAATTATTTTTCTTGGAATACTTGTTTTGTAACAAATATGTAGTACATTTGATGACATCAAACAAGAAAATAACACAGATATGGCATTTCGAAATTATTATTTAGGATGGAAAAACAAAGGTGAAACTTTTTACTCAAAACAAGAATTGTTGGACGATATAAAATCAGACAAGGAGCTTTGTGACGAAATTAAGTCTGGCGGCAACAACTACACCATCATCAAGGAAAACACGTCAAGCAGAGTTTTTCAAAAAGCAATTATTGAGAATTGCAAAATTAAACTTGTTACATTATATCGTGAAAAAATGATTGACGGAGATTACGGAAACTAACCAAGAACTGGGCGGATCATCCTACACTCCATAAATCAAAACCAAAATGCAATACAACCAAAATACAGTTGACAAGATTCGCGGCAAGCTAACGCGGTCAATGAGAATGACCATTTACAGGAATATCAACAAAGGCAAGCGCAATCCGATACCGTATAGCACCGTGTGCGAGGTTCTACGCAACTATCGCGAGGGCGGAAGGGAAAGATACCGAAACAGACGTTTAGCCGTTTACGATGAAGCTGTGAGATTACTAACCGAAAAAGGAATTGAGATATGATTGAGCGATGTATCAGAGTAATTAACAGTTGCCACACTTACGAACAACTTCATTCAGCTTGGAACTACGTAAAACTAGCTAAACTCGAAACAAACGAAACGCTTATTGAGTGCGTGAAACTCAAACGAAGTTTATTCACAACAATTTAAACAACAAACAGAGAGATGGAAAAAATGGAAATTTGGAACAAAGTAAAAGACGTTCCTCAGCAATCACAGAAAAAAATAACGGGCGGTCGATTAAAAGGCATGACCGATATTAAACCACAATGGAGGTATAAAGTAATGACCGAAACATTCGGAATGATTGGTTTAGGATGGTATTACAACATCGTTAAAAAGGAAATAATAGAAGGTGCAAACGGTGAAAAGTGCGGGTTTGTTGACGTTCAATTATTTGTCAAGCATAATGATGAATGGTCAAAACCAATTGAAGGTACTGGAGGAAGTTCTTTTATAGCTAATGAAAGGAATGGTGCTTACACTTCCGATGAAGTTTTTAAGATGGCTTTAACAGACGCATTGAGCGTATCTATGGCAAAGATTGGAGTAGGTGCTTCTATTTATTTAGGCGAAAATAGCGGGGGTAAATACACGCAACCCGCACCACCTAAAAAGCAAACTGCACCACCTACTGCACCACCTACTGCACCACCTAAGAAAAAACCCGTTTTAGTATTTGGAAGTGAAAAGTTTAAATCCTGTATTGATTGGATTTTAGAAGATGAAAAACGAAGCATAAAAAATGCTAAGGAACACTACTACATTTCACCTCAGGTTGAAGAAGAGTTGAAAAAGGCGATAATGGTTAAAAAAGAATTGACGTGATGGAATGGATTAGCGTAAAAGATATATTGCCTAAAAATGGACAAGTGTTTCTTACTTATTGTTCATCTGCTGAACGTGATTGGGAGGTTTGCGTTTGTAAAATGATTGATGGAAAAATATGTGACATGGGAAATGACATTTGGAATGAAGATTATACATTTTGGGATGTCACCCATTGGATGCCGTTACCTGAACCACCAAAATCAAAGCAATGAGCAAAGAACTGTTTACACAACTAAGAGAACAACAAAATGAAGAAATCACTTTACAACATCGAGAAAGAATACTTAGAGATTGCCAACCAATTGGAGGATGGGGAACTGTCCGAAGAGTTGGAACAAGCATTGACGATAAACCAAGCGGAACTGCAAGGGAAGGCCGTAGCGTATGCGTACGTGATAAAAGAAGCTGATGATACCGTATCTGCTATTGATGCTGAAATAAAGCGTTTACAGGCTCTTAAAAAGACCGAAAAGAACAAGGCAGAACGATTAAAGGAAACAATCAGTAACGCTATGGACTTGTACGGTATTCGAGAAATCAAAACCGAAACACTGAAGCTAAACTTTAGACGTTCCGAAGGTGTTGTTTACACGGATGATTTAAGCTATACTTTGCCTGATGAACTTGTAACTATCGTTCCTGAACAGAGAAAACCCAATTTAACAGCTATTAAGAAGGCAATCAAAGAAGGGGTTGATGTTGATGGCTTTGAGATTGAGGAAAGGTATTCACTTCAAATCAAATGATACTACTCAAAGGCGAAATCGAAAGCGTATCGACACGAAAAGACAGAACGGTCAAGGTTGTTATCGGTACGCAAGAACTCAAACCAAACGAAGCTGGTGAACTTTTCGGGCTTCAAAACAATCTCGCAACGGTTGGAATCGCACCGAACGAGATAACACCCGAAGAGATAGAACTACTGCAAAGTTCGAGGTTATCGGTTGAGGATGTTCCTAACGGTAAATCACTTAGCCAAAGGTTGCGCGGTGCTTTGTTCGTATATTGGAAGCAATACGACACAGGCTTCAAAGAGTTTGACAGCTTCTATTCAGACTACATGGAAAAGAAAATCAATAACGTAAAATCAAAATTAGAATGAGTAACGAAATCAAAGGTACAATT